TAGGAAACTTAATTTGTAAGCCAGGGCTGTCTGAGGCGAATGGCACTTCTCCGGCATCAACTGACGGACTTACTTGTACTATAGGCGGATTCAAATATAATCCGAGCTTAGATGAAGGATTTTTTGATCCCAAACCAGGCATACTCTACCCTCAATCTATAACGATAGATCTTGAACTTTCCATTATCCACGAACAAGATTTAGGATACGGACCAGATGGTTCCCGCCGAGACTCCGGGCGATATCCATATGGCGGCAGAGCCCCCGCCGTCCCCGGCATCCCCGAAGGAACCCCGCCGACAATGAACCAACAGCTCATTAGAGAGACAAGCATCTCAACCGAGCTCAAGCTACAGAAAGATCTCATGAGAGCTCGCTATGAAGTTCAGAAAAACAAAATGCTCTCTCCCGTTAGAAAGCTGGAAAGACTATTTGGGACAATAAGCAGAACTGGCGGCGATAGCTAAATAAAGAAAATGGAGTTGACAAATGGTATCCAGATATGATAATATGAAAATCTCCAGGAATAATTCCGAGAGAGATAAGAAGTTAAGAGAGAAGAGGGGAGTAAGAACTATGAGACAGTTCGGAACTCCTAGCATCAGTTACCCCACAGAAGAAGAGCAAGCTTTCTTGGAGAGCACTACTGTTGTTTGGAAAGTGGGAGATAGGCTTTATAAGTTGGCTAACACATTCTACGGAGATCCCACCCTGTGGTGGCTCATAGCCTGGTACAACCAAGCTCCCACCGAATCCCACATTACTGTCGGGGACACCATCGAAGTGCCTCAGCCGCTCGATAGGGCACTCTCAATCTATATGAGGAGATCAGCATAATGGCTGGATTCGGGAGAGATACCCCAAAAATAAAGGAAGACAACAGCGAAAAAAAGGGCATTTCAGATCTGGCTGAGCCCATTAAAGTTGATGGCGCCACAGCACAAGAAGAGGCGGCAGGTCAATCTCTCGATCCAGATCTAGCCATCCAGTATTCAGATCAAGAGGATGCTGCTCAATCCGTCGCTCAAAGTAATCTCAATGAAGCAGAGCTTGCCGACCTTGGCATTGATCAAAGCGAAGTTGATGCAGCCACTCAGGGAGCAATTGTTGGCTCCATCACAGGAGCATCCAGGAACGAAAGAGAGCGCCAACGGAAGTTACGAAAGCTAGCTGAAGCTGAGACAGGGAGGAAAGTTGCCGGAGGCAGGAGAAAAAAAGCAAGAATACAAAGGAAGGTGTTTACGAACAGACGGAGCAAGCATATCTGATTCAAAACCTTGAGAAGTTTCTTTTGGCAGAGACAACTCCCGAGTCAGAAAGCATGAAAAACCTGATCATTGCAAACTCGAAAGGAAATCTAATAAACACATTGACCATTGGTAATCGACTACTACCTCTTATGGGAATAAGCCCAGAGCAACTGAGCAGCTTAATACCATACATCAGATTCTTTAAGAGCACAAAAGAGGGCAATGAACGAAACTTAGAAGAGTTTAAGTTTTCGACGACAAGCCCAAACATGAAAGAATATTTCGAAAGCGGAGCCAACCAGCAGAAGAATGTTGGCTTAAAAAGCTTTTCATGGGAATCAACCGGCGATAACTCCTACAATTCCAGAAGATCTTTTCTTGCCGATATCGTCATTACTTTTTCGTCGATGAGCGACCTACAGGCACCCGACCAAGGCATCTCGTGGATGGATTTGATTCTCAACAATCCAACAAAAACAGAACTAGAAGGAGAGCCCAAGAGCGAATCTAAATTTAAGCGATACGAAATCCTCGCAGAGATTGGCTATAACTTTCCAGATAATGCTCCAGGCTTTACACCNGAACTAAAGGCTTCGATTAGAGAGAGCCGAGTTTTCCTTTCTCTGTATGCCAATACAACAGAATTTGATTTTAAAGACGACGGTAGTATTGAGCTCAAAGTGTCGTATACAGCTTCCGGAGAGTTTCTTTCGAATCAATTTAGCTCTAACATTCTCACAATTGGAACAACGAGCGAGGAACAGACGGAGTTGGATGTAGCTAAGGCTGAACTCGAAACAGCAGAAAAGGATATCACCAAATCGCCAAACAACTCGAAAAAGAAAGAGTCTTTGGAAAAGAAAATAAAAGTTCTGGAGGCAAGCCTCGAAGAGAAAACCCAAAGGAACAGAGCATCAAACTATGCTAAATTCCTCCAGCACCTCGTCGATCATCGCCGACTATTCACATTCACCGTGACAGAATCTCAGTATAAAAAAGGAATACTACCCAACAACAAAGAGTTGGATAGACTGCTCCAAGAAGCACCCGACGCAGATGTTGTACAGGATACTGTTAAGGAGCTGAAGAAAAAAGAGGAGGCTGGCAAAAACTTAGATAAGAAGCCGACTCCGACAGGCAAAAGAACCATATCATATTTCTACCTCGGCGATCTTATGAACTATATGGCGGAATCCCTTAAGGAAAAGCCAGGGGAAGAAAGCTCAATGGCTTCTGAAGTGATAATCGGCGATTATGAATTTTATATATTCCCTCCTGGAAACAAGCCGCTTGCCACCAAAGCCATTGTATCGGAGGAAGTTACGAAAATGAGAGCCAACCTCTCTACTTTACCGATATCTCTTGATATGTATAACCTCTTTATGTATGAGAATGTAATGAAGGAAGGAAGAGATACTTGGACATTCTTCGATTTCGTAAAAAAGGTAACTTCAGAGTTAGTAGATAATGCCGTTAATAGTTATGTTAGAAACCGGGTTAACGACGAAGCAAAAAAGTCATTCACCTTTGGCAAGCCATCGATAAAGAGCACTGTTACCTCGGGGTATTCTAAGGCACTTATTGGGGTAAAGGGCGGATGCCCCGCCACCATCAACACCCCTGGTACGGATTTTAGGATTGCTCCCCCCGAGACTCTTGAGCCTACATCCACCAAATTTATTCCTCCGAATAATTTCTTTATTATTTACGGTGCCAGAGTGCCTGCCTCTATTCGACGAGGCACTGACGAGCAGGTAAATGCCCAAAATGGTGTCTACCACCTTGTCACTGGTGCCGATAGGGGAATAGTAAAGGGGAACAAATTTAAACAGAAAGCGAACAGACTTAGAGATCAGAACATCTTGAAATCAAGAGACACCGGAAATGTTGATGTGGGGGTGCTGAAGCTCCCCTACAATGCAACGGTGGAGATTATGGGCACCTCTCCGTTCTATCCTGGTCAGGCACTATTTATTAGCCCTGCTCTTGTTGGAGTGGGCACACTAGACTCTAGAAAATCCATCGCCAAGAAGCTCGGTCTGGGCGGCTTCTACATTGTCCACAAAGTATCTTCTGATATATCCATGGGGATCCTCCAGAGCACGGTTGAATGTAACTGGGAAACTTTCCCCACCCCCGATCAGCAGACTTTAGATGACAAAGAAGCCGATGATGCAACTTGGGATTCATTGAGCAATGACTGTTTCACCAGCCGAGTGATAAAAGAGGATAATATCAATTTCTCAGGGGAGAGCTCATGAAGCTAAGTTTTGGATCAAATAGCCTCCCAGCAAGCAGCTCTTACAGTGAGAGACTGTCGTATATAAAGAACTACCCTGTCGGTATTTTAGAGCAGAGCTCTGCCGACTATTGGTATGACCATATTTTATTTGGCAGGATTGATAAGAATCAAGACTCAATATACCCCTCCCAGAACTTCCTAAAAGAAATACCCGATGACGAGACAAGTGTGGTAGCCCTGAACTTTGTAGCAGATGCCTTTACCACATTCCGAAGAAATATGGACTTACTTCGTTCGGATGGGATGTTATATGCCGGAGGGTTCATAGAGGACACAAATTTTCTACAACCCCTTCGAGGCTGGCAAAGCGTCAATAGCGATTACGATTCGTTTATAAACTCTTTTTATAGCAACTACCTCTTCCCATTTCTATCCTCCCCAGAAATCAANGAGCACATCCAAAGCTTCCAGGACTTCGTTGAGCAGTTCACGATACTGATAGACAGAACAACACTGCTCTCGCCATTTACAAAGACGGAATACATAACAAGCAACTTGGGAACTCCAATGTATAGCGGGGCTTGCTGTTGAGATCGAAGACTCCCTCGATCACGGAGACGATCTAGAAAAGATACTATCCTATACTAACGACTCCAACTTCGAAATATACAGGCAGATTGCAGCAAACAATGGATTCGTTCTCGATAAGAATGCCCCGTGGAGATTGCTAGCACTACCATATGCTCCTCAGATTCAAAATCATATGAATACCTACGGGATAAACTCCGAAACTATGGTAGACAAATACTACTATCGATCCCACCACTTTGATATACCAAATCTCAAAGTGTATATGAGAGAGTTTTACAATGCCTTCGTCAAAACCCTTCCGACAGTCAGAATCCCCCTCGTGGGAGGAAAAGGTAAAAAGAAAAGCTTGACAAAGATTATCCATCGTGATACCATTAGCAAGGAACAATATAACGAGGAATGGTATTTTGATAATTCATTCTGGATTAGGCTGTATGTGTTTATTAGAGCGAAAGAGACGAACCGAGACTGGAACCAATACAAGCTTGACCAGGTTGCCTCAAAGGCAGCAGAGTTCTTTCTCTACTCCGGAGAAGAAGCAGCATACAAATTCATCAATAAAGAGGTCCGCCGACCGTGGAAAGAAAGCTCTCAGATAGACAAATATCGCCGAGGAACTTTCATGCTTAAAAGAAAGCGAGGATAGCTTGTTTTACATAACTCTTGATTCGAAGGAAGAGTGTTTAGGATACTACTATGACGGCGCCATCCACGATACGAGCCCCGATCCCGACAAAAACAATGTAACATGGGACTACTCCCATTCCCACCACCAAGACGGAATAGAGTATCTGAAGCTTTATTGTGGCGGCAAATCTTTAGGAGAAATGTGCCCCGAGCATCTGGGTAGAGATTGGGACGGAGCACTGGAAAAAAGAAAGGCATTCGAAACAGCCATCAAGAATAGCAAAATAAAGGTCCAGGATGTGTGTATATACGATCTGGTTCCACCGTGGTTTATGAAAGAGATCTCCCAGCTCAAATGTGAGATTCTTGAGCATGTTCATCAAAACCTCCACAAGCCAGAGGCATACGACTTTATGCTTGGGCTGGAAAAACTATTTGCTGAAATCAAAGAAAACACTCTCAAGATTGATACATCGAGCCTCCGAGGCAAGCTCGGAAATGCGGCAGTTAGAAACTTCCTCCACAGAGTCAGAGGAAAGACTTCGATAGAATACAATCAGTTCGGGACTATTACCGGCAGACTAACAGTAACAAATTCTAGCTTTCCCATTCTAAACATTGAGCGATCTCTCAGGGAAATAGTCAAACCGAATAACGATCTGTTTGTGGAGTTTGATTACAATGCTGCCGAGCTAAGAACACTACTCTCTCTATCTGGACAAGAGCAGACCGAAAAGAGATATCCACGAGTGGAATATTGAGAATGTCTTACAAAAAGGAAATGACCAGAGCCGAAGCGAAGAAGAAGATCTTCTCGGCGATATATAATCCGAACATTGACCAAGACTACTACAAGGTNGNAAAGGTATTAAAAAAGTATTACAATTCAGGTAAGATCAAGACTCCATTTGGAAGAGAAATAGAGTGTGACGACGGACATGCCCTGAACTATATTCTACAGAGCACTACTAGCGATTTGGTTCTTGACCAAGCTATGAAGATAAATAAGATCCTAGAAGGAAAGAAATCCAAGATAGTATTCTTGATTCACGACAGCTTTGTGGTGGATTTGGCACAGGAGGAGCGAGCTTTGATATACGAGATCAAGGAAATTTTTTCCCGGAACAAAATTGGAGATTTTTTAGTCAATGTTAGTGCCGGCAGAGACTTTGGCAACATGAGGAGGATTGATATATGAAATACGATAAACTCGTTCGAGATAAAGTACCACATCTCTTAATAAAGAAGAAGAAGGTATTCTCATGCCGAGAGGCACTGAAAGAGGAATATCTAGATTATGTTGATGACGCATTGCTTGAGCATGTTAATGGCTATTTGGAGAATCGATCTCTCGGAGCACTGGCAGAAGTCTTGGAAGTGGTGTATGCTCTTTCTCTTGAGCTGGGATACACCATCGACGAGCTTATGGAAGAAAGAATCCAGAAAGAGGCTGACCTTGGGGCATATTATGAGGGGATCATCCTAGAGGAAGTGAAAGAAGATGATTAATGTGATTGGCTTGGGCAAGGTCGGATGTGCTATAGCAGAGAAGTTCAGAAAACATCCCCAGTATGAAGTATATAAGATAGGAGCAGGGCTTCCCCGATAAAGATAATAAGAACTGCTTTTCCATCAAGAAGAGATCGGCACCAGAAGACTACGAAGAAAAGTTTCCAGCAAGGGTTACGAATGCTCTCAAGAAGATTGACGGCGACATTCTCTTTGTGGTTTCCGGCGGCACAGACATTTCCTCAGCATCGCTAAGAATACTGGAGGCAGTAAGTTCGAGAAGAATAGAGGTGCTCTATATAAAGCCAGATCTTACTGACGATCACTCAAGGAACCTCGACAGAGTGGTATCTAATGTATTCCAGGAATATGCTCGGTCTGGGCTTTTCGAGAAACTCTATCTTATCTCTAATTCCGCAATCGAAAAGGTCATTGGGAATATTCCGATTGGCAGATATCAAGACACGATCAATGAATTTGTCTCTTCCACCATTCACATGCTGAATGTCTATAGAAACACCGAAGCAGTAATGTCCAGCTACCCAAAGGAGTCTGGTATTTGCCGGATTTGTACTATAGGAATCGGTGAGATGGAAAAAATGACAGATCAGATGTGCTTTTCTCTTGACAATGTTAACGAAAAGAGCTATTATTTTGCTATAAACAAAAAACAGGTAGATAACGATTCTGATCTCCTCTTTAGGGTAAAGAAGAGAGTAGCACAAAAGGACGAGGACATAAAAGTAGGCTTTGGAGTATACTCAACGGAATATGACAAGAACTACATCTATATTGTTTCTCAAACAAAGATAATTCAAGGAGTAAACTATGGTTAAAATTTTTACAGGTTCTTTCCAAGAAGAAGAACAGCGACATTCGGACTATGACTTTTGTAAAGCTGGAAGATCTCCCCTCCAGCTTTTTAAGTTCCAAGATTAAGGATGGATCATCTCAGCGAAAAGTACCAGAAGGGCAAGAGCTCGTATGGGATGTTTCCGAGTCTGCCTTCCGGACATTCAACTGGAACTCAGCACTGGGAGAAGTAGATGTGAAACTACTGGAAGGAAAGGAAAAAGAAAATTTTAGAGAAAAAGCACTTGACATAAGCAAAGTGATCTGATATAATGATGTCTAACAAAAACTAAAAGGAGTCTTAAATGGCAATTGATATGAAAAAAATGAGAGAAAAGTACAGCACCCTCAAAAACCGAGGTCAGGGTGGTGGCAGTCAGTTCTGGAAACCTTCCGAGGGAACACAGACTGTACGGATTGTTCCGACTGAGGACGGAGATCCTTTCAAGAGCTTTTCTTTCCATTATGGTGTCGGCAAAGAGGGCGGCTTCCTGTGTCCAAAGAATAANCTTTGGAGAGGANTGCCCAGTATGTGGTTTTGTTCGTGGTCTTTACCAAGAAGGCGATGAAGAGAGCAAAGCTATGGCACGACAGCTCGGTGTTAAATCTCGATTCTTCTCTCCCGTCCTTGTTCGAGGGGAAGAGGAGCTTGGAGTCCGTCTATGGGGTTTTTCCAAGACGGTATATGAAACTCTCCTGGGTCTTGTGCTGAATCCGGACTACGGGGATATTACGGATATTGAAACTGGTATCGATCTGGATCTACATTACGGTAAGCCACCTGGAGGTCAATTTCCTATGACCAAGGTGACACCAAAACGACGTTCTAGCCGCCTTTGCAGCGATAAGATTAGCGAAGAGCAGTGTGAGGGTCTTTTGGGTACTGTGCCAGATTTTGAATCTCTCTTTGAGAAAAAGACGACTGTTGAAGTTCAAGGATTCTTGGATGTTCATTTGACAGCCGACAATCCAGAGGAGTTTTCCAGTGAAGTGGAAAAATATCCTGGCAATGGTGTGAACAAGGTTGATAATGCCCTTGACGAACTGATGACTCGTTAAACATCACACACCCACGGGGAGGCACAGGGTTAACGGGTGCCTCTTTTTTTACTTTATTTACGGAGTTGTGCTATGGTGAGAAGTTTGAAACAGAAAAAAGGTTCTTTGAACATCGATGAGCTTAGGAAGAAGATCAATAAAAAGGCTGGCATGAATGTAGCACACGATCTTACGACAGATAATCCAACTGAAGTCAAAGACTGGATTCCCACAGGCTCCACATGGCTAAATAGTGTCATCTGCCGAGGAAAGACTGCCGGCATCCCGGTAGGAAAGATATCGGAGATAGCAGGGTTAGAAGCTTCCGGAAAGAGCTACATGGCAGCCCAGACAGCAGCCAATGCCCAGAAAATGGGCATCAATGTGGTATACTTCGATTCGGAATCATCCATCGATCCTACTTTTCTTGGCAAAAGCGGTCTGAATGTCGATGAAGTTCTGTATGTTCAGGCGAGCTCTGTTGAGTTTGTACTGGAGACGATTGAGGAGCTTTTGAATTCGACGGAAGATAAGATGCTGTTTATTTGGGACAGCCTCGCCTTGACCCCGGCTGTGAGCGATGTAGAGGGAACATTTAACCCCAATGAATCGGTTGCTGTCAAGGCTCGTGTATTGGCTAAGGGAATGTCCAAACTAATAGTGTCGCTAGCCAACTCACAGTCTACCCTCTTGGTGCTAAATCAGCTCAAAACAAATCTTCAAGTAGCGAACCCGAAATACGCGACGGATAGTGAAAAATATACCACTCCTGGAGGCAAGTCGATGATGTATGCCTACAGTTTGAGAATTTGGCTGACTGGCAAGCGAGGCAAGAAGAGCATCATCGCTGACGACAAGGGTTTCGTCGTCGGCAATGAAGTTAAGGCTCGATTGGAAAAGTCTCGCTTTGGAACAGCCGGCAGAATATGTAATTTCAAGATTATGTGGGGTAATGATATTGGGGTGAGAGATGACGAAAGCTTATTTGAGGCTATACAGTCTTCGGACCAGTTGACAAGCTCGGGTCCATGGTGGACTCTCAAATATGGCGATGGATCTGAGCAGAAATTCCAAGCCGCCAAGTGGGGCGAATTCATGCTGGATTCAAAATTTCGAGATAGAGTCTTACGGCTTGTGGACGAAGAAGTCGTACTGAAATTTGATAATAGGGATGTAGATGCCCAACACTTTTACGATGAAGCAGAGGAAGAGGTATAGAAATGAAAATGTTAAAGCAAGATAAATACTGGGGGAGCACTTGTGATATCCGACTGGACGATAACAGTTCGAACGAAAATGAGGTATCCTCCCTAAACAACAGGATCTATTTTTACTCAGAAGTAACTCGACCGGAATGCCTGGCACTAAACAAAAACATCCAGACACTATCTGATGCTATGTGTACAAATAGTCACAACTACAACATTCCAGTTCCTCCAATCCGACTACACATCAATTCCTACGGAGGCTCTGTCTTCGCTGGACTTTCATCGGTGGATTATATAATGGCTTCCAAGGCACCGATCCACTCGGTAGTAGAGGGGTGTGCCGCCTCGGCAGCAACTCTGATGAGTGTCGTGGCTGAAAAGCGATACATCCACAAGAACTCGTTCATGCTCATCCATCAGTTATCTTCTGGTATGTGGGGCAAGTTTGAAGAACTCAAGGACAGCATGGAGAATTGTGAGATTCTGATGCAGACCATCAGGGAGATCTACAATAAGCACACCAACATTCCAAAAAAGAAGCTTGACGAGATTCTCAAGCACGATTTGTGGTTCGATGCGGACACTTGTCTAAAATATGGCTTAGTTGACGAAATTATTTGAGCTGATTCGTAGATGAAAAAAACGAAAATAGAAACTCTCAAAGAAACAGTTAAGATTTCTATAGATGCAATAGAAAACCTTCTTGACGAAATATTTCTTCTGAGAGAAGAGAACGAAAAGATAAAGAAGAAGCTTCAGTCTGCTAGGGCGAAGCTTAGACGATTGGAATCTAAGAATGGGCGAAAATAAGAAAAGAATAATGATAGTTGACGGTCACAATGCTTTTATTAGGCACTATATTGTGAATCCAACTATCTCCTCCAACGGTCAGCCCATCGGCGGCTTAGTTGGATTTCTCCAGGGACTACAAAAGCTAGCAAGAACGATAAAGCCAGATCTGATATCTGTTGTATGGGACGGAGAAAACGGCAGCCGCCGACGCCGAAGCATTGTCAAGGGATACAAGGAAGGTAGAAAGCCAGTTCGCCTCAATCGATTTATAAGAAACCTGCCAGAAAATGAAGAGTCAAAAAACCTCATCTGGCAGCAGGTCAGAGTCCTTGAGTATCTAAACGAGACTCCCGTAGTCCAGTTTATGTTTCCTGAAACGGAGGCAGACGATACGGTATCATATGTGAGCCAGCTCCCTCAATTTAGCGACTGGCACAAAGTGATAGTGTCGAGCGACAAGGATTTCTTCCAGTTGTGTGGAGATACAACAGTCCTATATCGCCCGATTCAGGACGAGGTTGTGAATAAGAATTCTATTTTAGAAAAGTTCAACATCCATCCCAACAATTTTGCTCTCGCTAGGGCAATCGCTGGTGATAAGTCGGATAACCTTCCTGGAGTGCCGAGAGTCGGGCTTCCGACAGTAGCGAAGAGGCTTCCCTTTTTAGCCGAAGAGAAAGAATATCTTCTAACAGAAATAGAAAAGTATTGTGAAGAGAGGGAAGAAGAAAAGGTGAAGTTTTACCGAGATGTCTTGGAGAACATTGATACTGTAAAAATCAACTACAAGATGATGCAGCTTTATTCACCATCCCTCTCAACTCAGACAACTAGAAAAATAAGGGAAACATTTGACGAATATGTTCCCTTGTTCAATAAGACAGGGATGGTCAAGCTTCTGTTTGAAGACGGCTGCCCTCAAATCAACCTGGATAATCTCTTTGCCCTATTCCAGAGAACTGTTTATGAATTAAAGAAACAAACATCTTGACTTTCGAAAGAAAAAAAGCTATATTATATACCTGGGAGAAAAATACATGGAACTAGACAACGATTCGACTTTTGGCTCTTTCGGAAAAGGATTTCAAGAATCTCTAGCAAAGATGATTCTAGATGATTCTCGTTTCTCGACTCAAATCGGCGAAGTGCTTAACATAAACTTCTTTGAACTAAAGTATCTTCAAAATTTTGTAAATAAAATTTATCTATATAAGGAGAAATACAAAAAACATCCATCGAGAGATACATTCGAGAGCATTCTTAAGAGCGAAACCTCCTCCGGGAACGAAGCCGTCAGAAAGCAGGTCCGTGACTTTTATGTCCGAATCGCCAGCGGAAACTTCTCTAATGTTGATGAAGAGTTTGTCCAGGACAAATCCCTTGATTTCTGCCGGAAACAAAAGCTCCAAGAAGCTATGCTCAAAAGTGTGAAGCTGATGCAAAAGTCATCCTTCGACGAAGTTAGCAAGATTATCAATGATGCTCTCAAGCTAGGTGTCGATAACGATACTGGGTATGACTTCATAGAAGACTTTGAAGCAAGGTATCAGCTTAGATCCAGGCATCCGATTGCAACTGGCTGGGGAGAAATAGATAGAATCACTGGCGGAGGTATGGGAAAGGGAGAACTCGGAGTCGTTATAGCTCCTACTGGCGTAGGTAAAAGCATGGTGCTAGCTCACTTGGGTGCCATGGCTTTGAAGAACGGAGTAAATGTTGTTCACTACACACTAGAGCTTCAGGACATGACAATCGGGAATAGATATGATAGTTGCCTGACTGGAATCCCAATCAACGAACTTCGTCATAGCAAAGAGGATGTATTCGAGGAGATCAAAGAATTGCCAGGAAAGCGTTTTGATCAAAGAATACCCAACGAAGTCGGCTACCACCCAGACTCTCAGAACTCACCTGGAGAAGCTTCGAAACCGAGATTTCAAGCCTGGAATGATTGTTGTGGATTACGGTGATATTTTGAAACCTATTTCACACTCGAAGGAGAAAAGGGAAGAGCTCGAAACTATTTATGAAGAGTTGAGGGCACTCGCTCATGAATTCGAGTGCCCCGTCTGGACAGCATCTCAAACGAACAGGAGTGGGATAAACGCTGAAGTTATTACAATGGAATCTATTAGTGAAGCATTCTCGAAATGTTTCGTGGCTGATTTTATTTTCTCAGTATCAAGAACCGGTGCTGACAAGATGAACAATACGGGGAGGGTTTATATAGCCAAAAATAGGAATGGTATTGACGGTGTAGTGTTTCCAATTTTTATGGACCCAGGAAATGTCTCGATAAAGGTATTTCCACAAGATGAGCACTCGGCAGAGGTATTGTCGGGTCCACAGAAGGTATACAAAATGCTTAGGGACGAAACAAGAAAAGAAGATTAGTAAATAAAAACCAACAAATAGGAGAGAGAAAATGGAATTAGCAAGTGAGATTTTGAGCAACATTACCGTCCACATGAAATACGCTCGGTATTTAGAGGACAAAAAGAGAAGGGAAACTTGGGATGAGCTAGTCACTAGGAACAAGCAAATGCACCAGAAAAAGTATCCTCACCTCTATGATGATATAGAAGAAGCTTACAAGCTAGTTTACGATAAGAAAGTGCTTCCTTCCATGAGATCGCTACAATTTAGCGGGAAGCCTATTGAGATTTCGCCTAACCGAATCTACAACTGTGCCTATTTGCCGGTAGATGATTGGCGAGCATTTGGGGAGATCTTGTTTCTCCTTCTCGGTGGAACGGGAGTAGGATATAGTGTCCAATCCCACCATGTAGAAGAACTCCCAGAGATTAAAAAGCCAAATCCAGGCAAAGTAAAGAGATACCTAGTTAGCGATAGTATTGAGGGCTGGGCTGACTCCGTGAAAGTTCTTATGAAATCCTATTTTCGAGGAACTGCCACCTTAGATTTCGATTTCAGCGACATTCGCCCCAAAGGCTCTCAACTGATTACTAGCGGCGGCAAGGCTCCTGGACCAGAGCCACTCAAAAACTGCTTGAGACACATCAAAAGTATCTTGAATGAAAAGTCTGACGGAGATCAGCTTCGACCGATTGAGGTCCACGATATCGTCTGCTATATTGCTGATGCCGTATTGGCAGGCGGCATCCGTCGAGCAGCCTTGATATCCCTGTTCTCTGCAGACGATGACGAGATGATAGCTAGCAAATATGGCAACTGGTATGAGCTCAATCCACAACGAGGACGAGCAAACAACAGCGCTGTCCTTTTACGACACAAGGTGGACGAAGAGTTCTTTTTCCAACTGTGGGAGAAGATAAAGCTAAGCAACTCGGGCGAGCCGGGGATATATTTCTCTAACGATAAAGATTATGGCACCAACCCGTGTTGTGAAATTGCACTCAGACCATTTCAGTTCTGTAACTTGTGTGAGGTTAATGCTTCAACGGTAGAGGGACAGGAAGACTTGGAGGCTAGGATTCGTGCTGCTACTCTTATCGGCACCCTACAGGCAGGATATACCAACTTTCATTATTTAAGATCTGTATGGCAGCGAACCACCGAGAGAGAGGCTCTTTTGGGCATTAGTCTGACCGGCATTGCTTCGAATAAGATACAAGGCTTGGATGTGAAGGCAGCAGCAAAAGCGGCACGGCAAAAGAACAAAGAGGTGTCGTCACTGATTGGAATCAAGAGTGCCGCCAGGGTCACCACCATCAAGCCAGCGGGAACAACTTCGCTAGCACTTGGTTGTAGCTCCGGGATCCATGCTTGGCATAGCCAGCACTATATTCGTCGGATAAGAGTAGGAAAAAATGAGCCGATATATGGATATCTATTAAAGAACCATCCAGAGCTTGTTGAGGATGAGTATTTTCGACCTCACGACACAGCCGTTATCTCAGTCCCACAGAAGGCACCAGAGGGAGCAACCTTGAGGGACGAGAATGCCCTAGATCTCCTCCAGAGGATCAAGTGGTTTTCCAAAAATTGGATAAAGCCGGGACACTCTAGAGGACAAAATACCCACAATATTTCTGCTACAATATCGATCAAAGATAACGAATGGGAAACCGTCGGTCGCTGGATGTGGGACAACCGAGGATGTTACAACGGGATTTCTTGCTTGCCGTATGATGGAGGCTCTTATGTTCAAGAGCCGTTCGAGGAATGTTCGGAGGAAACCTACGAGGAGATGATGAAGCATCTTAAGAATGTTGATCTCACCCAGATCAGTGAAGCAGAAGACAATACTGATCTCAAAGGTGAACTAGCATGTGCCGGCGGAAGCTGTGAGATAAAATAAAGCTTGACACGGCAAAAAAAGTATGCTATACTTAGACAATAAACAAAAAGGAGGCTATATGTCTAATGGTAATTTGAAGGTAGTTGATGGTGGAAATGACGTAGAGAAGGAGAACAGAATTGTTGATTACATCAAATCACTTTCTGCCTTGGAAACCGAAATGGAGCCATATAAGGAACAGAAGCGAGATCTAAAGCAAAACTATGTGGAGAACGGTTGGCTCTCCAAAGAAGAGATCTCTGCCGCTGTTAAAGCTTACCGACTGATGAAGTCGGAAGTTGATCTTGAGCAAATGAGAGATTTCTTTGAGCTCTATTCCAAGACGAAGGTGTGCGGATGAAATATTCCCCCTTCAATAGGCACTTGATGCTAGAGGAGTGTGAAGCTAATGAGGAGGCTCCCATTTCAAAGGTACTGGTACCGGACGACTATAAGGCTGTTAAAGATTTCGGCACTTATAGGGTTGTGGGCAAGTCTATGGACTGCTCTCCAGTATTCGCCGTTAATTCTAGAGTTATTGTAGAAGAGTCTATGGTAAGGTCAGTAAATTTAGGCGACAAAAAGATATTCATAATCCCAGAGAACTTTGTTGTTCTTTACGAAAATGAATGAAGAATAAAATATACCAATATGATAGAATAATAATTGGGGGATCCTTGGCATCGTTGTTATGTGGGTATTGTTATAGTATTCCCGTAATCTATACGATGCCGAGGATACCTTTATTTTTTGAGACTGATGAGCGACTAGGCAGCAAGAGTCAGCTATGGAGAGAGTTGTCCGTAACCATGTCTCTGTCTGGCTTGCTCCCGATGGGAAACAAGACTCAAAGCATCCGAATTGAGGACGGCACCCTCAAAGCCTTTACAGAAGATCCGGTATACGGTCACTTCGCCTTTGATGATGTCATTGTCTTTGACGACACCGAGCTTCATGGCTGGGATGGGAAGATCGAAAAAGAAAAGAAGCTTATGGTGCTTGACTGGATGAACGATAGAGGGAGCTCCCCTCACGACATAGACTTCCTTGATAGCCCAGATGACTTTGTGAGAGATGTTCACTTTTATTTGTCTGATAGGATTTTCGGAAACCCACAGAAGAAGAAAGACATTCTTTCTATTTCGTGGNTAACAGAGCAACAGATTAGGAGTGTGGAATACACCGACACTTATGCTAGGTTTAAGGTACTAGGANATGATGACGGATGCTGGAATCAAAGGAAGAAAGAACGGCACAGACAAGAAGACTGGTAGAGAAAAGAACCTCTCTATAAAGATAGAGACAGCCAGCAGAGATGTCCTCCCCGTATTTAGAGAGCCATTTTCCGAAGAGGAGCTTCTGAGGCTATACGAGGAAGAACCCTCCCAGAACAAATATGTCAGGACACTAAGAAAGTATCTGAATGGATGAGATCAAGCCAATTGGCGACACAACATACTTTACCTTGGCGGGGATTATTCCAGTCGCCGGGGAGAAGCTGGATTTTGGTTTCCCGTGGCACGATTCTTTGATGCCCATTGGAAAGGATTATCTTGCTGTAGAGCGAAGTGTCTATGAGTGTGCCATGGCTGGCTGTGAGAGTATATGGATAGTGTGTCATCGAGAGATGCAGCCCCTGATAAGGCACCGGATAGGAGATTGGATTGTTGATCCGGTTTGGACAGCAGCAAACAGAAGGAAGTTTTCTTTCTTTGGCGGAGGCAAGCAGCACGAAAAGACGATACCCATCTTCTATGTCCCTATCCACCCAAAGGACAGAGACAAGCGAGACTGCTTGGCTTGGAGCGTCATTTACGGTTCAATGAGGGCATTCTCTGTATCTAAGATTATAAGCAAGTGGACTGTCCCAGACAAATACTATGTCTCCTTTCCGTATGGAGTTCACAGTGTCCGAAGTATCAGAAAACATAGGAAGGCTATATCCGACCAGAAGAAGAAGTTTTACATTTCCCATAACGGCAAGACGGTCAAGGACGGGGAGTATCTGTCTTTCACATTTGATGTAGAGGACTGGAAGAATTTCCGGAGGATAATAAGAAGCGAAGGCACCGGCATCTATGAGCCAGGCTCTTATTTTGACGATGAAGAGAATACCCTCAAGGGAAACAAGCTCCCCCCGGAGGAGCGATACAGTGCCCGCCACTTCCCGTTAGAGAAAGTATTTGGGCAGCTAGACACGACAGGTCACACCATCATGGAAACAGACAGGTATTTCAACATCGGCAGTTGGGAAAACTATTGTACATATATGGCTGACGAATATTCAAAATATGTAATAAAACCGAAAATGATACTTAAATATCACGAACACAATCCTTTCGGCGAGGATACAAAAGAAGAAGTTTAGGACTATTTATTAGGATTAGAGGAGAGAAAATGAAAAAGATTATCAATGAATGGCGACAATACTTGAACGAGTCATCTCTGTCTCGTGTATACCAACATATCGGCAACCACGATACAGCTATACTCACAGGCTTCCGAGGAGATCCATCGGACACTTCCAGATGTGTAGAAGGCTCAGCAGAGTATGAGGAAGAGGTAGAGGAAGTGAAGAAGGGGTAAGGCAAAGAGCGCGAACATGCTTCGGAATCGAGACGTGAAGGCTTCCCTACTGGCTAGTGGATACGGTGTCACCAAAGTTGACGGCTCTTATATAGAAGACTTCGACACACCCTCGGCAATGGAAGTATCGGAAGATAGCTTTTTCGTAGTCAACCTCAAAGACGATCCTTCTTTCACCTCCAGAGTTGAGGAGATTGGTAAGAAGTTCTGCCAAGACTCCGTGCTAGTAATACCAAAAGGCGGCAAGGGAGCATACTTGCTTGGTACTAACAACAGCGAATTTCCTGGACTCGGACAACAAATATCGGTAGGGGATATAAAAATGGGCAAAGAATCAGAATTTATGACCCGAGTCGGTAAACGTCCATTTACTTTCGCTGAAGGGCTGGAGACATATAATGATCTCTCCAAGAACGAGCGAATGGCTGTAAAGAACATCGCCAAGAAAATTCTCTCGTAAAATCAACAACTTACAAATACTCAATAAATCTCTTGACAAGAGATCTATGATATGATATACTCCTATAACTAACCCCATTCCCAGGAGCTTTTTGATATGGAAAGAAAAGAATCAACGATTCCGTTCGTAGGATTACATGCCCACAGTGTCGCCAGTGTGTTTGACGGTCTTGGATACCCACAAGAACACATGGACTTTGCCTATGAGAACGGCATGGATGCCTTAGCTCTAACTGATCACGGCAACATGAATGGGCTGGCATACCAAGTGCTTCATGCTAAAAAGATGGAACAGCAGGGTAAGGACTTTAAGCCAATTTTTGGTGTTGAGGCATACTTTATTCCATCCGTATCGGAATGGCGAGATGACTATGAGAGAATCAAAAAAGAGCGAGCAGCAAGCAAAAAGCGCCAAGCGAAGTTGGATGATGATGTGTCCGGTGCGACTGTCGAAGATGAGGAAGAGACAAAGAAGGCAATCAAGAGCATCCTGAACCGCCGCCGCCACTTGATCCTATTAGCCCAGAACCAAAAAGGGCTAAATAACATTTTTCAACTAATCAGCAAGAGCTATAGAGAAGAGAACTATTATCGTTTCCCTCGCCTAGATTTCGATATGCTACAGGAACACAACGAGGGGGTCATTGCTGCCTCCGCTTGCCTTGGCGGTGTATATGCCGGAGACTTCTGGGAGAACCGAGAGGAAGGCTCTGAGGCAGTCAGAGAGGCAATGAGAAAGACAACATCGAGGATGGTGGACATCTTCGGCGACAGATGGTATGCCGAACTCCAGTGGAACAGAATCGATGAGCAACATCAGCTAAACAAACATATTATCGAGGTAGCAAAAGAGTTTGATGTGAGCCTAATTAGTACCGCTGATAGCCACTACCCGAGCCCCGATGTGTGGAAGCAGCGAGAGGTATATAGAAAAATAGGATGGCTCAAAAAGGGCGATGATGGCTCGGGAATCCCCGAGACAATTGACGAAATGGATTACCAGCTTTATCCCAAGAATGGCGATGAAATGTGGGCATCTTACAAAGGGTACTCAAAGGATTGTGGATATGAATACGATGATAATCTGGTACGCGACTCTATTACCGAGACGCATAACATTGCCCATGAGAGAATATCCAGGTTTCTACCAGATAACCAGGTACGGCTTCCAAGTTTTGTGGTCCCCAAAGGTAAAACGCCAGCAGATACTCTCATTGAGTGTTCCACTGAGGGGCTCCGAAAAGCCGGTCTTGATAAGAAAGATGTTTATGTAAATCGCCTAAACGAAGAACTTGAGGTAATCAATACCAACGACTTCTCTCAATACTTTCTTACGATGAAAGCAATCTCCGACATTGCCTTGTCCAAGCAGCTCGTAGGTCCAGCCCGTGGCAGTGCGGCGGGCTCTCTTGTCGCTTATGTCCTGGGCATAACCCAGGTAGATCCGATAAAGTACGATCTTCTGTTCGAGCGTTTCATGACGAGGAACCAGAAGGATGTAGGCTTTCCCGACATCGACTATGATGTTTCTGATCCTTTTGAATTGAAAGAGGCTCTGATAGAAGAGTGGGGTGACGATAAGGTTGTTCCCATCTCAAACTGGAACACACTTCAGCTAAAATCTCTGATAAAAGACATCAGCAAGATGCAGGGCATTCCCTTCAAGGAAGTGAACTTAGTTACCAGTGTAATGATGAGAGAGGCAACCCCTTTGGCTAAAAAGGCGAAGGGTATGACAGCCGGCATGTATATCCCAGGCTTCGAGGAAGTGAAAGAATATAGCCCTACATTACAGGAGTTCTTTCGAAAGTACCCCGATGTAGAGACTAATGTTGATGTGCTGTACGGTCAAGTGAGAAGCTGCTCTCGTCATGCTGGCGGAGTAGTTGTTGGAGACAATCTAGATCAGCACATGCCAATCATCAATAGTGGTGGTGTGAAGCAGACTCCATGGAGCGAAGGGCAGAATGTCCGGCATCTAGAGCCCATGGGCTTCATCAAGTTTGATATCTTGGGACTAGCATCGCTTCGAATGATGGAGTCAGCAATCGTCCATGTTCTCAAGCGACACAAGGGCAATCCTGAGCCCACTTTTGATGATGTGAAAGAATTCTACGACAAGAATCTTCACCCAACAGTTATCAACTTGGATGACCAGAATGTATACAAGAACATCTTCGGGAGAGGAAAATGGGCAGGCATCTTCCAGTTTACTGAAGACGGAGCCCAAAGGTTTTGTAAGCATGTCAAGCCAAACAACATCGTTGACCTCTCTGCCATTACAAGTATCTATCGACCTGGACCTCTCTCCGCCAAAGTGGACAAGCATTACATCCAAGCAAAGAACAATCCTGATGAGATTGAATATGCCCACAAGATTGTTGAGGAAGTAACCAAGGAGACTTACGGGTTTCTTATCTTCCAGGAGCAAATAGCATTGCTAGCCCATCGCCTCGGTAACGACATCAGTCTAGACGAAGGGAACATGCTTCGTAAGATTTTGACCAAGCGAGGCTCTGGGAAAGACAAGCTCAAAGAGGACATCCACAACCGTTTCATCTCGGGATGTCTAGAGAAAGATATGAGAGCAGACGATGCTCAAAGACTATGGGATACATTTGAGTTCTTCTCAGGATATGGATTCAACAAGTCTCATGCCTTGAGCTACAGCATCCTATCGTTTCAATGTGCTTGGTTGCTGAACTACTATCCTTCTGAGTGGATGGCAGCATTCCTAGACAAGGAGCCAGAAGCACGAAAAGAGAAGGCTATCAACATAGCACGAAGTATGGGATTCGAAATTGAGAAGCTCAATGTAAATACTAGCGGCTTCACTTGGGAAATCAACGAAGATGGCAACACACTAATCCAGCCGCTTTCGAGCATCAAGGGCTTGGGAAGCACAGCTATCAAAGAGATAATGACTCATCGACCATTCAATACGGTGGAGGAGTTCCTCTTTAATGATAGAATGCTCTACTCGAAGGTAAACAAGAAGAGCATCGACGCACTTGCTCGCTCTCAGGCGATGAATGAGCTCATTGACGATAGATTTAGCGGAATGAAGCACTTTTGGATGGCGATAGCCAATGATCGTCCGAGAAAAGAGAAGAATCTCCTAGAGAACATAGAGAAGTATGTTAGTGAAGGAGACTTCACCCCAGAGGAGAAGCTTGATTACCTTATTGATCTGACTGGGCTATTCCCATTCGAACTTGTTATGACCAAGGAAGTAGAGCGCCGACTGGAAGAGGTTGCTGTTCCTCCCATCAGCGAGTACGATCCGGGGCTAGGAATTGTGTGGTTCATCCCCAGGAAAGTAGTACAGAAAAAGACGAAGCACGGCAAGGATTGGTGGCTCATAGAAGCCATAGACAAGAACAGCACCGTGACAGCAATAAAGTGCTGGGGAGTCAAGAAGGGCTCTGACAGTGTACAGCTAAACCGCCCCTACATGGCACGACTAGATCATGATCCGGTATGGGGATTTAGCACAAGAAGCATCAGGCATTCTTTTAGAATGCTAGGGTAAAAGAATATTAATATTGTTCCTCTCCCGTATTTTATACTTGAGAGGCAAAAGGAGTAAGTTATGAAAAAAATTATAGTAGCAGGCATTTTGTCCTTGACAGGATGTATCGAAGATGATAGAGTAAGATGTACCGACTTGGACGGTGGACTGTCCGATGCCGGTGATGCTGGATGTGTGAATGAAGAAGTCATTGCATTTCCAGATATGGTAGTCCACATAGAGCGATAGGAGAAAGAAAATGATTAGAATGGAACTAGTAAGCGACCCGAATAACTTTGAGGATAAATTTGTCCGGGTAGAAGTTGACAATGAAGTGTCTGTGTATCGACAAACAGAGTTTGAGCTTGATGTAGAAGGAAACAAGAAGATCGTTCTGCCTCGTCAGATGCCCTTCTATCAAGTAAAGGATTAGGGAAAATGATATTAGAATATGTAAGAGTAAGAGAAGATGCTTTGCCCCCTGAGCGTGCAAACCCGAGTGATGCCGGATTGGATTTGTTTTTCAATCCAGAAAACAAAGAGTCGATTTCAATCGAGCCNGGTCAAAGCAAGCTGTTTCAGACAGGCTACAAGTTTGGTATTCCTCACGGATACTGCTTGGAGGTGAAGAACCGCTCTGGCAATGCTTCCAAGAAGAATTTACTGGTTGGAGCATGTGTTATTGATCCAGGCTATGATGGCGAAGTCTTTGTCAACCTACACAATGTTGGCACAGAGCAGCGACAAATCAGTCCAGGTGATAAAATTGCTCAAGTGGTGATGTATCCGATTGTTCACTTTAAAGCATTCGAGAAGCATGACCAAGATTTGTATAACTACTATCCGATAGCGATGAGTGATCGTAAGGATGGTGCATTGGGGAGCACTGACAACAAGAAGCAGGATCTGCTTTCAAAACTTCCTGTGTATGCTGACATGTGCTTTGATTTCGAAGGCGAGAGATCATGAGCTATAGGGAGCGCTGTAGCAGCATTTTCTTTATTGCCATGTTATCGATAGTTGGGCTCTTTATTGTAGCCCTCCTTGCTTCAGCATTCTTGGCTCCAATGGGGGTTGATCGAATGTGTGAGGAGTTCAATGATGCCGGAGAATGATTGGCTAGGAGTAGACTTTCTACTCTTAGCAGCGGAGACACTGATGCCGTGGGCATTTGTTGTGATCTTCATATGGACCGTAACCAAATATTACAGATAACAATAGTCGAGAGAAAAAGGAACAGAAATGGATAAGAATACAAAAAAGGTTATGTTTAGCAGTAAAGATATGAGTTGGGAAACTCCTCAAAAGCTGTTCGACAAACTAAACGAGGAGTTCAGCTTTGATTTGGACCCCTGTGCCTCCACCGAGAATGCCAAATGTAAGAACTTCTTTACGGAGGACGACGACGGACTAGCACAGGAATGGGGTCCGAACAAATCAATATTCGTCAACCCACCATATGGCAAGGCGATAAAGAGCTGGGTAAAAAAGGCTTACGACGAGAGTCGAAAAGAAAAGACTACTGTTGTAATGCTAATACCTTCTCGGACTGATACATCGTATTGGCACGAGTATTGTATGAAAGCCGCCGAGATCTACTTCATAAAAGGGCGAATCAAATTTAGCGATAGCAGTATGTCAGCCCCGTTTCCGTCCGCAGTTGTTGTTTTTCGGGACCACTGGAAGCAGCAAAACCCGCTGATGGGAGCGATCACTAGGTAAAAATACTACTTACTTATGGTGTCTAGAGTTTTTACCCTCCCCATTGTGTCATTAGCAGCCATACTTTTCCTGGGTGCTGGGTGTGTATCTCTCGGCGAAGATGTTAAAGTTCGACCTGCCTCCTGTGAGGAAAAGAGCGAGATAACGAGAATACCAGGATGGGATATGTCCTATCAGATAGAACCATCCTGCGACTTCCCAGACCCAGCCGACACATCGCTAGCATTACACATTTTCTACATGGAGTGGTATAAGAGATTCGGAGATAAGTCGAACATCGTGCTCAAGAATTTGAATAGGATGACCATTGAATGGAGACTAGAAAAGATGGTATTCAACAATGGCTATCGGATGGACGGCTCTTTCATCGAACAAGGGACAGCAATCGGACTTACACTAGACAAAGATTATGTCGTTGTTTACTTAGGTCCAGGAGAAAAAGTTCCAGACACATCTCTGATTCACGAACTTGTCCATGCCTCGATAAGGGTTCTCTCTCCAGACAACCGAGGAGACCCAGACCACGAGGGCGACATATATCCTGGATGGACAGAAAACCATACACGACTCATTAAAGAAGCAAACGAAATTTTAAAATTGATGGATTTAAAGAATGCCGAAAAAGATAAAAAAGACTACGAAGTCTTCCAAACGAGCGAAAAAAGACCTACAACAGAAAATGAACATGTTCGATAGATTACCAGACGAGTGTAGTGCTTGTTTGAAATCGTTCGACAAAAAGGATAAGGAGATGGTGAAGTCCTGGCATGTAGTAGTAAAGAATGACGAGAATGTGGTCAGGCTTTACTGTACAAGTTGCTGGAAGGCAGCCACCTCGGTTGTTGAGAACTTCGAATCGGGTATGAAGTGATCATCGGGTTCGAGGACGAAGACACCACTTATGCCAAGCTACTTATCAAGCTCAAGCACGAGGGTCTTACAAAGAGACAGTTTTTCAGAGGAGTTGTATCTTCTTTCCTGGAAGACGACCCGAAGTTTGCTGACTACATAATAGAGTTCAAAAAAAAGAAGCATCTTTTTGTGAAAAGTAAGCAGAAAATACTTGACAAAGAGAAGCAAACGTCCGATAATGTAAAGAGAAAGTTCAGACTATCAGAAGATGAGATAGAAGGCTTGTTCGACATGTTCGAAGAGGAAATGGATATATGAAGGACTGCGCTAAGAAGTGCTACACATCGGGCGACATGTGCCTGAAAGAGGATTGTAGGCTGTGGATAGAGCATAAAGAGGACAACAACTGTGTGGCGATATCCATAGAGAAGAATGGAGAAATGACTCTCCACCAGATTTCTGAAAGGCTGGGAATTAGTTATGTGAGAGTGAAGCAGATACAAGATAAGGCATTAAACAAGCTTAATAAAAGATTGCTTGTTATAGAGTGATAAAAAGGGATTTTTGCCTTTCTGAACACTATTTATAGATGATTTAAAGTTTCTTTATCGCCACAAAGGCGAATTAATATTCATAGGGAGAGAGAGTTATGTCTAAGAAAACGTTGCTAGAAGAAGGTTCAGTCCGTCATTTCATGAAATTGGCTAGCCTACAACCACTAGCTGAAGAGTTCGTATCGGATTTGTACAAGGAAGAGGTAGTCGAAGAGGCTGCTGACGAAACAGAGGAAGTCGCCGAAGCAGTTGAGGCTGACACGGCAGAAGAGATTAAGGAAGAAGTTGTTGACGAAGACGTGACCGAAGAAGTTGCTAGCACCGAAGAAGTTGTTAGTGAAGAAGAAGAGATGGCGATGGATTACGAAGAAGAGGAAGCCCTGGAAGAGCCAGCACCTGAGATGGACATGGGAGCAGAAGAGCTTTCCATCACTCCAGAAGAGGCTGGAATTCTTGTGAAGCTCGGACAAAAGATTGCCGCCGCCGGCACCGACGAGGCACCTGGTGAGGAAGAGATGGAAATGGATTCCGAGCTAGAGGCACCCGCTGACGACATGGGCGGAGAAGAGATGGAAATGGCTTCCGAGGAAGAGGAAGAAGCTCCTGCCATGAGAGATATGTACGAGAACCTAGATGACTTGGTAGCCGAGGTTAGCAAGCGAGTAAAAGAACGACTAGCTGCTAAGCAATAAGCTATACATCTAGAAGATAGAAGAAGCCACCTGTATCCCTTTGAGCAGGTGGCTTTTTTGCTTGACAAGCCTGAAAAGTAAGTTTTATAATCTTTCTGAACTATTTATTTTGAAGATGGGAAGTTATTTATCATGGTCGAGTTTTCTAGAAAGTTATGGTACAAGACAGTGCTACACACCCTACAGAAGAAATATGATCGGCAGTGGAGCAGATGTCTTAAACTGAGAGGCACCGGTCAACTCGGCAAGATGGCAACTGAATTTTTGAAAAGCGAAGAAATACGGATCAGAATTGAGTCCGAAAGGGAGAAGATGAAATGAAGAAAGAGTCTAAGCTATTGTTGGAATTTCTCGACGAAGAGATTGATAAAGTGCTGGAATCAGCAAACACCAAAGCTGCCGACATTAACGAAATGTTGCTTGGATATTATTGTGGCGGAGGAAGCTGGGACATTTATGGCGATCAGTCTTCCGAGGTCTTGGCTGCCTTTGAAAAGAGGAAAGGAGAGATAACGCCGGAACAATACGAGGACCAGGATGGCAGAGCTATCGAGATGGCGAATACATCATTATCCTGGGCATCCTCAAACGGCTATGATGGAAGTCCCAGCCAGGCTTGGTGGACTGCCAGACCAGGTGTATTGTCCCGAGCAACCGGAGTGGACGTGCTGTCTAGGAAAAATCCGACAGATGTCTTGCTGAAATTCGGAAAAGACTCTTACTTGGGACTATCTGCAAAATCGACGAAAGGTAGCTGGCGACATCGGCTTCAAGAACCCTGGCATCGGTCGCCTTGGAAAGCAACTGGGGCTAGATATGAAGTCTATAGCCGAAAAGCCCATGAAGAAGAATCTGGAGAAGTTAGATTTCGGCGGAGCCACAACCACGTCAGGGCGAAAACAATACTTGAAGGGGATAGAGGCATCCAGAACGAACCCAAAGACTCAGCACTATTATGATGCTGGCACTGAGGTATTAATGGCACTGAGGGATGCTTTGTTGAGCTTTTACTTGGACATGGATATCGACGATCTCAAAGAACACTTCCTAGAAGAGTGGATCGACGCTGGCGATGTATTTCCGTACTACATCAAGGTTACTGGTCACGGAACTGGAGGCAAATACTCGGCAACTGTTTCTGATCCGATTGAGAACGAGAAGGTTAAAAAGATTTCTTCTGAACATATCGAACTTGAGCCGGTGGGAAAAAACTCAATTGTTGTTTGGGCAGGAACTGGAACCGACGCTTCGAAGCTTTTTAGGATTAGATTCAAGTGGGAGAGTATGCCTCTGGCTTCATCAATAAAGATGAGCGGAGATCCCGCTTAAAATAATCCTTGACTTTCTAAATAATACGGTTATAATACTAGGAGAGATTTTTCTTTTCTCGGAGGATACATGAAAAATTATGATGACGGCAGTTCTTTATCACAAAAAATTCTAGACGGAGTTAACAAGTTGGCGGACAATGTTGCCGCCACAATGGGACCAAGGGGCAGGAATGTTGTTATTCAGCCTAAGAATGGAAATCCAATCATAACCAAAGACGGGGTAACAGTAGCACGGTTCATAGACTTTGCTGACCCATTCGAAAATGTCGGTGCCCAAGTAATCAAACAGGCAAGCGAAGAGACGAACACCAGTGCTGGCGACGGCACCACCACAGCCATCGTCCTCTCTCGGGCAATCTTCATTGAGGCACAGAAATACATCGCTGCTGGAGCATCTCCAGTTGAGCTCAAGCGAGGCATCGACAAGGCAACAGCCGTTATCGTAAATAACCTCCGAGCCAGTGCTAAGAGAGTGACGAAGCTGGACGACATCGAAGACATCGCCACCATCTCGGCTAACGGTGATCGGACAATAGGAAAGCTCATCTCCACAGCCATCGATATGATCGGCAAGGACGGCTCAATAACCATCGAGGACGGTAAATCTCTAGAGACTAGCCTAGATGTAGTTGAGGGCTTCCGCTTCGACAGCGGCTATGCCGCCAGTGCCTTTATCACTGATGAGCGGAGAGGAGTTCTAAAGTATAACGATCCTCTCTTCCTAATCACAGATGAAAAGATTGAGTTCGTGGAAGATATCCTCCCAGCACTAGAACTGGCAGCACGAGATGGTCGCCCCATCGTCGTCGTAGCAGAAGAAATTGAGGGTCAAGCTTTAGCGGCAATGATTATGAATACGGTGAGGGGAACGATGAAGGTCGCCGCCATCAAGGCACCTCGCTACGGAGACGAGCGAAGGAACATCCTCCAAGACTTGGCTACCAGTGTCGGTGCCACTTTTGTAACGAGAGAGTCGGGGCTCAACCTTCGTGACATCAAGCTGACTCACCTCGGAAACGCTAAAACGATTGAGGCATCAAAAATAGCTACAACCATCGTTGGCGGAAACGGGGATACTGCCCAAGTAGAACAAAGGATTGACTCTCTTAAATCACTCTTTGAGCAGACAGACAACATGCAGGCTTGTGAGAGAATCCAGGAGAGGATTACTAGATTGGCTAGCGGCATTGCTATCATTAGTGTGGGGGGCAACACTGAAATAGAAATGACAGAAAAGAAGCATCGTATCGAAGATGCTCTTGAGGCAGTGAAGTCAGCTCAGCAAGAGGGGATGGTATGTGGCGGAGGCATGGCACTCCTGTCGGCAGCCCGAGGTGTGGAGATACAGGCAGATAACTCTGACCAGGAATATGGTGCTCAGATTGTGCTCAAGGCGATTCAGGAGCCCTTACGGCAAATGGCGGCTAATGCCGGCAAGAAGCCAGATGTCTTGTTAGACGGAGCCCTAGGGCTTGACGAGGGCTATGGCTTCGATATGTCAACAGGCAATACGGTGGATCTGCTGGGTAGCGGAATCATAGATCCAGCAAAAGTAACCAGGTGTGCTCTTCAGAATGCTGTATCGGCAATAGGGACACTTATTACTACGAGCCATGCCATTATCGAGGACTAACACACTATTTATAGTATCTAGCCAAGAGGATTTTTTATGTCGCCTATGGACTCCGACGAGACAGTAAAGCAACTAGCTGAGCTTAATTCTAAGCTGGACATGCTAGAGATGAAAATTGATGAACTGAAAGATAGGCAGGAAGACATGGCAGAAGACATGGCGAAAGTCCGAGAATCGGTATACCATCCCGATCAAGGATTGTATGCTCGGCTTAGAGAGCTAGAGGCATGGCAGAAGACATCTTCCAAGATTATTTGGATGGTTGTATCGACAATGATAGGTATTGTTGCATACACCATCACAAAAACCCTAGGCTAAACAAAAAAAACACTTGACTTATTTATATTAGGGTGCTATGATTATGACTAGCATTGGACAAGTATGGAGGTATTTGTGAGCGAAGTAAAGATCTCTTTCCGAACATCCCTCAAGGATTTACCGGGAGATATAAAATTATTGATTTCCGACATAGCTAACAACTTACAGTTGGAAGCCAACAACAGTAGGGCAGCTTCTGACTCCCTGTCCCAAGGCAGATGTAGTCGAGCCATCTCTTCGCTGGAAGATATGAAGAAGGACATGAAAAAGATAGAATCCAGAATAGAGGACTGTATTTCTATTTTACGCCAATACGAGGAGCACATGACACTTGATACCTCAGAGGCACAGCCCGATGAAGAGCGGTGATCTAGTTCATGTTCCATCAAACGTCCTTCTTCTTTCTGATGCCGAAGGCTCGTTTAAGTTTACCACCGAGCCCACATTAGGCATCCTGACTCAGGAAAGTCTTAGTGACGGAAAGTATTACAAGATTTATTGCCTAGGGAGGGAATGGACGATTCGCCAAGAATGTGCCTACCCTTTTGGCAAGAAGGAGGCGAGAGATGTTAATTGAGCTTGTAGAGGTAGTGGACAGAGGGAAGGGAAACTACGAAATAAAAGAGGTCTTTGTAAACCCAGATAGTATAGTGAGTGTCAAGAGGGACGATAATACTAAGAGGCTCTTGGATGAAGGTAAGCTTCCGTGGGATCTCCACAAGCAGCAATCATTTTCCAGGATCGTGCTTGGATCCACTGCAGAGGAAGCATTGGTAGTGATAGGAACTCCAGCACAGGTTATGGAAAAATGCTATACCGCCAACTCTCGCCTTTTGAAAGGATAGGAAATGTTTTCATTTTACCATCTGTTTATAAAAGTGGATTGTCCATATTGCCGAGAAGCTATAGAGCTACTGGAAGAACACCGAGAAAGCTATGTGGTGTCTGTCGTCGATAAATGCCAGGGCTATCTCGATATGGTGAAGAGGCAATTCGGACACGAGACAGTTCCCGTCATCTTATACTGTAAGAGCGACGGAGCAATGGACTTAGTTGGCGGCGCCCGAGAACTCATTGAGTTTCTTGAGGCACGGAAAAAATAGGAGCAGCTATGGAAATCCCCTGTAAATGGAAGCCAATCGAGGAGTTCTCATTTAGGAACGAAGAGAAGAGGCACGGCAGGTATCACGGCTCTATGTTTTGGAATGTCAAAGGATTTGGCTCAAAGCGCTGGGTTGTCGGAGGATACTTAGAAGTTGATCATGAGGAACTAAAGTCAGATGGACTTACGGAGAAGGAAATAGTCGAGGGATGCCTGGCATACTTGAATAGACCACCACCAAGACAAAAGTTCCAGAGGAAAGAAGGTAAGCCACTTTATGGGTGCCTAGAATACTACAAGCACAAGATCACACCAGACGGCATTGAAGTTCTGGTGATCACAAACGAAAGAAAGAATAGACGTTTTTGGTCAGAAGGTGCCGTAGTTTCATAGAAAACAAAAACATCGAGAAATAGCTTGACAGATTAGAGGCGATCTGCTATGATCTAATCTGCTTGGACTTGTAGCTCAGCGGTAGAGCGACCCGCTCATAACGGGGTTGGTCGTAGGTTCAAATCCTACCGGGGTCCACCACTTGACAGCCACTCTGTGGTGTTTACATTGTATCTGTGCCGCCTTCTAGGGGCACACTAACTAAGTCATAAGCTTGCTTATAAAGGAGAACAGACATGACTAAACTAACTAGAAACCATTACTTTCCGTCCATCATGGGGCAATCGGTGNTGGACTCGATCTTCGAGCAATTGATCGTTCGCTCGCCAGATTGGTCCGGCGAGGTCACTAAGAAATCCACAGAAGGATATCCCCTTACGGACATATATAAAGACGAGGAAAACAATCAAGTAATCGAGGTAGCTCTCGCTGGCTTCTCCAGGGAAGACCTGAAGGTGGAGGTGAGGGATAACTACATTACGATTTCGTGTGAGTCCATCTCAAAAAGGAGATACAACCTCAACGACGGATTGCTAGGAGGTCTTTCTCGAAGTCGTTTGTTGATTACGAGAATCAGCTTGATTTGAATAAATCAGACGCGTCCTTCGAGAATGGACTACTGAGGGTTACTATCCCTCCTACCGAAGAGGCGAAACCAACTGTTATTTCGATTGGGTAAAATTTGGTATGTATAGAAAAACACACTTCGGTGTGTTTTTTCTTTTTTAGCTTTTTAGGAACTAGTTATTTTAGGGAGAGCAAGCGGAAACAATGCTTGAAACGAACAAAAATGCCTGAAAATGAACATAGCAAGCTCTATGTGAAGACGGGATGCCTAGTGTGCTTAAACAAAGTATACTCATGTTCGTACTGTGATGGTGTTGGTAGTGTTTTTGTTGAGGCATCAGACAAAACTGTCTCAAAGTGGTTCAGTCAATTGACAGATGACAGGAAACAAGATATAATAAATATGGCAACAATAAAGGAAGGCGACTAGCGAAAAGAAGGTGAATCTATGATGATCAGAAAGATATGGATGTTTCTTATGACGATGATGGCACTTACGAGTGCATGTAATTGTGACGATGAACCTCTCTTCTTTTCATGCCCAGAGCCTAGCCCGTGCCTAAATCTTTCTGACGGTGGTATATATGTTTTTGATAACGACATCATCTCCCGAGCAAAGGGCGAGTGTGAGCTCGGCAATACCACCTGTGATGCCCTAAACCGACAAATCTGTGTCAACGAGATAAAGCCCGTTGATGAAGTATGTGATGGTCTGGACAACGACTGTGACGGCACTATAGACAATGGACTGTCCACTGATGCCGACGGTGATTTGTTCAATGACTATTGGTCATGCCTAAATCCTGCTGATTGTGACGACAGCGACCCATACATCCACCCGAATGCCTCCGAGACTTGTGATGGCTTTGACAACGACTGTAACGGCGAGATAGACGAGATTGGTCCTTATGAATGCTGGACCGGCGAATCTGACTCTGTTTTCGAAGGCACCCCATGTCAGACTGGGGCAGTCTCATGTATAGCCGGAGCTTGGACCGGATGTGAAGAACAGGTATTACCAGCACACGAATTGTGTGATCTTGTTGATAATGATTGTGACGGAGAAGTAGACGAAGAATCTTGGCTGGAGGGATTCCCCTGTGGTCCAGACACTACTGTCGGGCAATGCTCCTATGGCAGCAACTCCTGTGTTAATGGAGAGCTCCTCTGTATCGATGCCCAGTATTCCCAGAATGAAGTATGTGATGATATCGACAACGATTGTGACGGCATCATTGATAACGATCTGGAAAGGCTCTGTGAGACTGAATGTGGGATGGGTATAGAGTTCTGTTCCTATGGCTCTTGGGGCGGCTGTACAGCACCCTCGCCTGGAATAGAGTATTGTGACGGTGTTGATAACGACTGTGATGGAGAGGTGGACGAAGACTGTCCTTGTGTAGAGGGCGATGCTCAGACATGCCAAGAGGATCCTATGATGGATCAATACACGGGTGCTATGATGAGTTGTGGCATTGGAATCCAAGTGTGTGACAACTTTGGAGTATGGGGAGAGTGCTTTTGGTTTGGTCCAGATACCGAGGTATGTAACAATTGGGATGACGATTGTGACAACATCATAGATGGAATGGAAGTCGTATGTGGTGTCCAGCCAGAGGAGAATATGGGAGTTGGAGAGTGCAAAGCCGGAGTTGCTATTTGTACAGCCGGCGAGTTTGGCGAATGTGTTGGAGAGATAGTACCAACAGAGGAAGTGTGTGATGGCTTAGACAACGACTGTGACGGAGAAGTAGACGAAGATCTAAATATCCACGACAGAGTAGATATGGTATTCGCCATTGATATTTCCGGCTCTATGACTCCATACATTCTTGCTCTCGCCGAGGGCATCTCGAACTATGTAGCAGACTTCGAAGACACAGAGCATCGCTTTGCCCTTGTTTCATTCCCAGACTATCCAGACGGCATGGGCGGAAGTGGAGCACCCTACATTGTTGAGACGGCACCACCTCTGGTTGATGTAAATACCTTCCTTACCGCACTGACATCTATAATAAATGCCCAAGGCGGAGGGTATGAGCCATCCATAGATGTGATGTATGACCTGTCGGATCCCGCTGATCCTGCCGGCATCGGCTGGAGGGCAGACGCCTACCCTTACATAATCTTGATCAGCGACGAGCCNGCACAGAGCTGGTCCTCGCTNCAAGCATCTTCGGTGTATNNGAATGCTCACAACTGCCAGATNGGTTCTTGTGAGCCAGGCGACGAGATAGAGACATTTATCATAAACAAGACACAGTTCTTCTTCGGCTTCCACGAGATAATTTACGGAGATCCAGACAGATATTATGAAATTTCTCCACCTGACGGAAACCGCTATACCGAAGTCCTAAACGATATATTCGCCAACATCTGCTTATACGGAGTAGACGGAGGGGCATGACTCTAGGAGGGGGCACGTACTTACTGGTATGATGACGGACCCTAAAGATTCGAACATACGACAGAAAAAAGTGCTTGACTTTCATGTGGGAGATCTGGTATACTTAAGAAGTGATCTCTCTTTGAGATCGGGAGTTGGGTTGATTTTATCAACAGAGTTCAGGAGTTTTGATATGCACGACTTGAGAGATCATAGGGCAGGAAAGTCATTTTCCGTGCTGCTACCAAAGGTGTATGTTTGGTGGACACTGGAAGATAAGAAGCTTTGGATGGACGAGCAAGATCTTTGCTTGCTAGAAAAGAGTTGAGCGGAGATAAGATGATAGTTTCTAATATTTTACTCATGTTTTTCATTAGCTCTGGCGATGTCAGTGCTACCAATTTTTCTATGAAAGTTAGGGGGTATGAAAGCGGAGAGCCTAAGCCCCTCTATGTATCTTCGATCCTACAGAAGAGAAAAGCGAAGACCCTCTTTCTATCACGAGATGCTTCTGATAACTTTAGAGAGATGTCAGTTCAAGCAGCTAAGGATGGATTCTATCTAGATGTGCTCAGTGCCTTCCGTACCCACGGAGAGCAGCATCGGATGAAGAGGCAGAGAGGTGATTTAGCAGCACCACCCGGTTGGAGCAATCACCAAATGGGACTGTCCATCGATGTGGGCGGCACAACTAGAATCATTCAAGGGAAGAGATACAGGACAATCTTGTATTGGTGGATGAAGCGAAATGCCAAGCGGTATGGATTCTACAATGATGTGGAAGCGGAGCCATGGCACTGGACATTCTACGGAGATAATCCGCCACCCCCGAAAAAGAAAGGTGAGAGAATCACCAAAGGAGAAAAGTGATAATGTCTGAAGAGAAACAAGAAGAAACAAACGAAGAGAAAGAAATACTCCCCCAGAACGATAGATACGGTCTTTTATGTATCTTATCTTTCGCTATGCTTATTTCGTCCCTATTTACGGCAAGCGTCGCCATAGTCAAGATGTGTTTGATTTGGATGTTCGTTCTTCGTAGCTATGGACTTTTAGTTAAGAAGATGAATAGAGAGTGGTTAGCAGTTATTTTATATGGCTCGTGCTATGTATATTATGCTACCCAAGTTTATCCCACTGGGATACTGTAAGGGAAAGGAGTGAGAAAATGTCTAACAAGCAAAGCCGAATTTCACCGGCACAACAACTAGCACAGTCGATGAGGGAAAACAGTAATGTACATGTTATACCTACCAAGGCGGCAAAAATCGTAAAAGAAATGGAACAGCAAATTGAGAATTTATTTGCCGAACTGGTCAAATCTAAATCGGAGGTGTCCAAGCTAAGTGATCTCGTAGAATACCAGAGAGATCGCATTCGGGCACTAGAGGAAGCTAACCAGCCGGAAGATAAGGTGAAAGCACCGAAAGCGAGTAAAAACAGCGACTTAGCAAAGCCAAAGAAATCGAGGGCAAAAAAGTCCAAGAAAACCAGCCGAGTAAAAAAATCCTCACAAAAGACTTGACATGATCTCTGCTTTGTGTAATAATATGTAAATCAACATTACTCACAAAGGAGCAGCAAGAATGGTTTCCGTTAAGATTTATCAGAAAAGCAAGGATGGGCTCAGTGTGCCAACCGTGACGAAAGAATTTACAATGGATTCTTTCGAAAAGAAGACTATAATGGACATTATCTCCCTCTATGATCCAGATGAGTACATGGTTGTCGCGACCTACGGTAAGATTTCGCCCCGAGGCAAGAACTGGGTTCGTCTTTCTTCCGCTTTCGATGAGATACATATAAAATACGGCAATACTGATATGACAGATCATCTTATTGGAAAGGCATAAAAAGTGACCACGAGGAAACCAAGAAGATGCTCCTATTGTCGCGACGAAGGTCATGACAGAAGGACATGTGCCCCTCTTAGGCGAGATAAGTCTAAGGCAGCGGAGATAAACAGAAAGTTTATTGATCTTGTCGTGGACGATATGGTAGAGCGAGGGATCGGTCCAGGTGCTCTTATCGAGTTTACTATCCCAAACAAAGAGACTACAGAGAATGAGCCCACACCACTGGCAATGGTTACTGGTCTCCACTGGGAACAACTCTTCTACAGAAAGCCAGGTCGCCGATGGGTATCAATAAAGATGCTGAACGGAGTGCCCAACTATCATATTGGGAGCACTATCCGGAGAGTTAAATTCCCTCAACACGAGCTCGATAGAACTTACGATAGCAAGAAGGGAACATATATTTATTCTGAAGTTCTGAAACCACATCGGATCCGGACACCAGATAGAGCCGCTGACTATAGTTCATATCCCTTTCTTTCATCTGGTGAGTGGAATGTAATCTCTCCAGTGACCATTAGCAAGACGGCTCTAGCTCAGAGCCAACCTCTTGGCTTCTATCTTGGGTGGAATGGGATTGATGACTATTTTTTGGATTTAAATATTGAGAGTTGCCATCAAGGCAGTTACTACTTAGAGAAAAGAAGAAAAAGACTTTAGCCGCCAGTGTTTTTTAGATTGGCTTACTTACAAAATTAAAAGAGAAAAGGAAAAGCTATTATGGCATCAGTAGATTTTAAAACATTTCTTTCAGCAGCCCCCGTCGTCCTTGGAGCTCGATACCCTGTTATTCTTCGAGGTCGCCACGGCATCGGCAAGTCAGAGATAGTCTATCAGATTGAGGAAATGCTGGGATACACCGATGGCGTTATCGAGCGTCGAGCATCACAGATGACGGAAGGCGATCTGATTGGGCTACCGTCCATCTCTTCAGACTCCTCGTCAACTCGATGGAACCCACCAGACTGGTTCATGGAGGCATGTTCTCGTGGTGTCCTCTTGTTTCTAGACGAGATTGATAGAGCAATCCCAGAGGTGAGGCAGGGAATTTTTGAGCTAACCGATAGCCGAAAGATCAACGGATACTCTCTACACGAGAATACTGTCATCGTTGCCGCCGTCAATGGCGGAGAGCACGGTTCAGAGTATCAAGTGGGAGAGATGGATCCAGCAGAACTGGATCGATACACTGTTTTTGATGTGGAGCCCACAGTCGAAGATTGGCTAACATGGTCAAAGGGGGAAGTTTCGCAAGTGGTATGGGATTTTATCAACCAGAATCGAAGCCACCTTGAACACTTGGATAACTTCGAGCCGAACAAAGTATACCCCAGCCGACGATCTTGGGTCCGTCTCGACAAGACACTCAAGACATGTTCAGACCAGCTAGCCCAGATGCACGAGCCTCTACTCTTCACTCTCTCTCAGGGATTCGTCGGCTTCGAAGCTGCAATCGCTCTCAGAGATTTCGCCATCAATTATGGCAAACAGGTTACTGTTGAGGATGTTATCCATGAAGGCAATATTTCGATGACGAAAGACTTCGACATCAATGAGCACGGTGCTTTGATTGAGAAGATGGAAGCTTCTGGGATATTCAACACTCTCCTGTCTGAAAGCAATCTCTCGAATCTCGCTGGATACTTTGTATCAATTCCCGGCGAAATGGCAATGAAGCTGTTCAGCATCATCGGAAAGTCTCAATTGAGAGAGAATATTCTTAGTTTTCACGGCACAGAAGTGGACGGAAGGCGGATCGGAGATCATGTCGTGTCCCTGGTATCGAATATGGCAGATCAGGAGGCTGTGGAGCAGGCATAAGTGCCTGATTAATAAGGGGTAAAAAATACCAAAAAAGAGCTTGACAGATATATCTGTATATGATAGGGTAATATATTCACAGGCAAAAAAGGAGCGATGATATGCCATATAAGAGTAAATACAGCAAGAGCATCAATAAGCTAGTAAAATGGGCGAAAGAAGTCAAGCAAGTCACCGTTGTTTTTACCACGGGTCAGTGTGATAGATATATGCCAGAGGATAGGTTGATTATCATTAANGAATCTCAGACAGATGAGAATCAAAATGTTACACTCTACCTACATGAGATTGGGCATGCTATGAACCGTGAAGACGGATCCAACGGAGCATACCGCTATGGAAAATATCAACTGCTAGCAAAGTCGGACCTCACCGGCAAGCCTATCAAGTCATATGCCTACAGGGTCCAGCTCCTGGATGAAGAGATGCAGGCATGGAAGAACGGCAAAGAACTTGCCGAGGGGCTAGGAATAAAACTAGACGAGAGAGCATACGAGAACTGTGCCGCTAAATGTATTATGTCTTATATTGATTGGGCAGCCGAAAGAGAGTGGAATGCGCCGGCATGACTTCTACCCAGGTGACTTGATCGAGGACCGGAAAACCGGACTAGTCGGTCTTGTCTATGGTGTACACCAAGATCCATACAATACAGCCCAGAGGAAAGTATACTTCTATGTTTGGTGGATGGATAATTCCAGAGGATACAGGAAAAGCCTAGTCTCGCCCACAGATAAGCGGGTGAGAGCATTGAGTCAGCCAAGCAAAAGAAAGAGTGGTGAGTTAAATGCCGTTTGATTTGAATAAACATATATTCAGGCTCCTACAGGATGAGCCATTTTTTGCTGCCCTCTCCCGGCGAATTGATAAGAGGGAGACACTAGGGGTTCCCACTGCTGGAATCGGCATCAATCCAGATTCCGGTCAGTTCGAGATGTTTTACAATCCTGAGTATTTCGATACCCTCACCGATCAACAAAAAGCTGGGGTCATTAAGCATGAGTTCTACCACCTTGTTTTCGAACATGTCACAGAAAGACTTCCAGAAGCAGGAATGTCTCCGATGTGGAACATTGCTACAGATCTTGCTATCAATGGGTTCATAAAGAATGAGCTACCACCGAAGTGCTGTATTCCAGGTGTCGATGAGTTTAGTGAGATGGCTCCACTTCAAACAGCAGAGTGGTACTTTGAGGCACTAAAGAAGAAGAAAGAAGAAGATCCAAGCTTCTTGTCTCCCCCATCTGGCTCCTCAGATGGCTCCGGCAACCCAGAGGGTCAGTTCGACAGTCACGAATCGTGGGGCAAGAGCGACTCCCAGACCAGAGAGATAGCCAAAGAGAGATTTAAGGATATGGCTCAGAAGGCTGTCGAGGAATGTGACAAGGGTCGAGGGTGGGGCTCTTTATCACACAGTGTTAGAGAACAGATTCGGACAAAGATAGGCTCTGCTACGATTGATTGGCGAAAGATGCTTAGATACTTCGTGAGGACGTCTCAGACATCATCCAAGAAGTCTTCCATCAAGCGGATCAATCGTCGGTATCCGTATGTCCATGCCGGCAAAAAGGCAGAGCGACAGGCAAGGATAGCCATTAGTATTGACCAGTCTGGCTCTGTGAGCGACAATCTTCTTGAGCTCTTTTTCTCGGAACTTGAGTCCCTCGCTAAGATTGCAGAGTTCGTAGTGATCCCTTTCGATGATATGGTTTACTCTGATGAAGTGTTCGTCTGGAAAAAGGGGCAGCGCCGAGAGGTGAAGAGAGTTCTAAGAGGGGGAACCAATTTTGATGCCCCGACAGAATATGTAAATCAACATAATTTCGATGGTCACTTGATATTGACTGACATGTATGCCCCGATGCCAAAGGCTTCTAAATGCCAAAGAGCTTGGATAACGGACCCGACCGGAGCATCGATGCCATACTTTAAGACTAAAGAGAGGGTGTTGGTACTAAAATAATACTACTTACTGTAGGGGCAAAATTTACCATGGGAGAATACGAAATGCTATTTTTATCAACTTCAGGAAAGCCACAGTCATGACAGATGACGAGTTTAGCGGCTCTGTGGAAGTCGGCGATGAGTTTGCTGGTGACAGTATGGAAGATTTAGCTTCCATCATCGAAGAACTCCAGTCTCAAGAGGGTGGACTGCCGCCGCTCACGGAAGCCTCAACAATACTACAAGACTATATGGATGCTTGGGTACTGTGGAGCCAACAGGCAGGACAACCAGACTCTCGGACATACTACGAATATCTTTTTCAAGCGGTGGCAACCCGTGCCATCTTTATAACGAGGAACATACAATGAAAGGAAAGCATTATGATGACTAACGATTGGACAGAGTTCGATATTTATTTTGATGAAGAGGAAGCAAAAAGCGAAGAAGAAAAGCAGAAGGAAATTGACGCTCTCTATGAAACTCCGCCAGAAGATATTACACTGGATAAAGAAAAGCTGATGAGCATCACAAAGAGGGCTATCGCGGAAGAGGAAAGTAAGAAGAGTTTTGTATCCCCAGAGCAACAGGAAGAGGTAAACGCTCATGCTCGCCAAGTTGCTTACAGTATTTTAGAATGGGTCTACTTATCCGCCGAAGCCGGCGAGTGGAGTTATAGATATGACATGACGAAGCTCCCTCGGGCATACCTGATGCCAACTGTACATGAGGTGAAGACTCGCCTTTTAGATACCTTTGTTCGCTACTCCGATTCGGAATCCAATCGATGGATCGAGGTAAGCTGGATAAGATCGAATGAAGTGTGAGCGGAGGAGCCATAGGCTTTGAGAAAGTCTAACAACGATCTACTGGTCGAATGTCGTAAAGAACTTTTGGCAGCCGGCGTTAAGGTAGAGACAGAAATTATCAGAGAAAGGTATTTTGTTACATCGAGGATCGTTGGGTTCAGTCGTCGTTACACTATACGAGCAATTGAGTCTGCCACTCAAAGCATATCTATTTTTGGTATGAGTGACGGGTTCTCAACAAGGAGATCGGCATTAAGATGGTTGATAGGAAACAAGCAAGAATAGGTCCGGTGATATATTGCTACTCGATACTGGCACTTGGTGCAACCTTTATTGTATTAAGAGCTATTAAGGAACTTGGAAGATGTCAAAGAAGAAGAGAGAGATGGTAATTTATACCAGCCCCACTGAAGTGATTGTTGGACCGCTGTCTGCAGAGCTAGACTTAATAGAAAATTGCTTTACTCTGGCGGGCAGGAAGATAAAAGATTTTAAGAGAGAGGTACATCCCATGAGTGATATGGGCGATATGTTCAAGAAAGCGAATGAAGCAAGGCAAGAGCAAGGAGGCATCGATGAATAGTGTTACCGTGGTATTGGAACATCCAACCTATTCAGATTTGAGCTCTGTAATACTACAAGAGCATTTTGAGCTTAGATATTCAGCACTAAGGTGCTATCACGAATTATCAAACATATATACAGAAGGGCATTATAGCGTGGTTATCGCTGAGGCTGGTAAGCGATTTAGTCTGGATTCACATAACGACATACTTTGTCGAATGAGGCAAGAGGTGAAATGATTCAACAATGGAGGGAATTGTAAGATGGCAGGAATAGGCTACAAAGACGGAGGCGACGGGACTTACGGGTTCCAGCTTACCGATGACGGAAAGGTAAAGCTAGGTAACACATCGGATGATGTTATCCAAGTAACGGGGTCGCTCGCCATCGAGGGAGAGATAAAAGTCAATGGTTCTATCACAGCCCCAGAGATTTACNCCACCAATCCCACTACCGAACTCACACTGGTCGGACAGCAAACTTTATTTGCTTCTGCGACAAAGCCAGTTGGGGTTAAAGCAGTGCCATCAGTTGGCAAAGTATTCTTTGCCGAATTGACGGGGCAGAGGATTAGGAGCATCTCAATAGAGGGCGACTCGATGACTACACTGGTGACCCTCTCAAGTGCCGGACACAGTGTTGATGTGGATGAAGCCGCTTCCAAGATATATTGGACGGAATACACCTCATCTCCTGCCTCCGGAAGAATCAAGCGAGCAGATCTGGACGGCTCGAATGAAGAGACTTTGATTGAAAGCACGAGCCACACTTACTATGGAATCGCTCTTGATGTTGCCTCAAATATGATGTATTGGGTAGAAAACAGTTCGGACAAAATCTGGCGAGCGACGATGGATGGAAGTAGTGCCGAGGTGGTGGCGACTGTAAGTTCAGCCGGTATGCCTAGAGACATCGCTCTCGATATTGCTAACGGCACGATGTATTGGACTAATGATGGCAGTACCAATAAGATACAGAAAGCCCCAATGGCAGGCGGTACAATTGAATCTGTGGTTTCAGACCCAGGAACTGGACCCCTACACCTCTCTTTGGACATTAGCACTAGGAAGGTATACTGGACCGATAGCGGAGCCACTGCTGACCGAGGAGTATACCGTGCTGATATGGATGGGGGGACACAGGTTGAACTACTCGTATCGAGCACCACTGCTTATGGAATCGATGTTGAAAGCACTACTGGTAAAGTTTTCTGGACAGCATACCACGATGGAGATATCAATGTCTTCGAACTCCCGGAGTCTTGCCTAAGAGTAGATTCTGACGATAGCGAATCCCTCCT